GCTTATCCTTGGTTAGCAGCAGCAGGTACACGTCGTGGTATCATCGATAACGCATTGAATATCGGTTACTTAGATCGTGCTACTGGTGAATTCCAGACAATCAAGACACGCATCGGTATCCGTGATGTTCTATACATCAACTTCATCAACCCACTAGTGTTCTTCACTGGTAACGGCTTGTTGAACTATGGTAACAAGACATCATTCAATAGTCAGAGTGCATTGGATAGAACAAACGTCGCAAGACTTGTCGCATATATCCGTCGTCAATTGACTATCGCAGCAAGACCATTCGTGTTTGAACCTAACGATGCGTTGACTCGTCAACAGATCGCTGGTGTTGTCGAATCATTGATGGTTGATCTTGTATCTAAGAGAGGCATCTATGACTACTTGGTAGTCTGTGATGAGAGTAACAACACTCCTGCTAGAATAGATCGCAACGAATTGTGGATCGATGTCGCAGTTGAGCCAGTCAAGGCTGCTGAATTCATCTATATCCCAGTTCGTATCTTGAACACAGGTGAGTTGTCAGGAGCGTAATGAGAAATAATGAGAGCCTCGTAAGGGGCTCTCAAACATGATAAATACTATACAGTAGGAGATTTTACAAATGGCAACAGCCTCACAATCATTGTTTAACATGACAGTAGCATCTGATAATGCCGGTGGCAATCAGGGCTTGTTAATGCCTAAACTACAATTTCGTTTTAGAGTCAACTTCTTAAACTTCGGTGTTGATGCAGCAGGCGGTCTTAGCCTAACTAAGCAAGTAGTTGACTGCTCACGCCCTAACTTAAGTTTCGGCGAAATCGCACTTCAAGTTTACAACTCAACAGTAAAGTTGGCAGGTAAGCATACATGGAATGATATCAGCGTCAACGTTCGTGACGATGCATCAGGCACAGTATCAAGAGCTGTAGGTCAGCAATTGCAGAAGCAATTAGATTTCGTAGAGCAGGCATCAGCAGCAACTGGTCAAGACTACAAGTTCCAGACTAACATTGAAATTCTTGATGGTGGTAACGGAACAAGTGCACCAGTCGTGCTTGAGACATGGGAACTATATGGTTGTTTCTTAAAGTCAGCAAACTATAATACTTTAAACTATGGCACAAGCGATGCAGTGACTATCGCGTTAGGTATCGCTTATGATAACGCAGTACAGTCCCCATTGACAAGTGGTGTTGGTCAGAGTATTGGCAGAATACTAGCAGGCGAGAGCGCAACTGGTATCGGCGCAACAACTTAATAGTTAGGATATCCTGTTCATGGCAGGTTTCTTTCAGGATCTCCTTAAGGGCACTGCCGAAGGTTTCTTCGGCAATGACTACCTTAGAGATTATACTCACGCCGCTAAAACATTTAGGACTAATTCATATCAGAATGCTCCTAAATACAAGTTTGTCTTCCATACATACTTCAATATAAATCCTGAAGCATATCCTACAGGTGTCAATACAAACTACGGTATACTAGTTAAAGATATAAAACTTCCTAGTTATGGTTTTAACACAGTTCAGTTAAATCAATATAATCGCAAAAGAATTATACAAACAAAATTAAGATATGATCCTATACAGATAGGATTTCATGATGATAATGGTAACACTATCAATAAGTTATGGTATGCTTATTATACTTACTATTATGCAGATGCAACTAAACCAACTGTATTATTAGGCAATAGGGGTGCTACACCTCCTAGCACCGGCACAAGCAATACCCCAGGTACTACTAATGCTGATTACGATGTCAATAATATCTATAATGATAGTATACAAGGTAATGATAACTGGGGTTATATAGGAGAAACATCAAATCCTAGAAATGGTAAGAAGGTACCATTTTTTAAAAATATAACAGTATTTGGTTTTAATCAACATAATTTCACGGCTTATACATTAATAAATCCTATCATTACTAGTTTTGGTCATGACACATACAATTATGATGAAGGCACGGGTGTCATGAAAAATACTATGTCAATAGATTATGAGACAGTAGTATATAATGAAGGTGCTATAGATGGTCGTAAACCAAATGACATAGTGACAGGGTTCGGTGATCAAGCAACTTATGATAGAACTGAAAGTCCTATAGCAAGACCAGGTAGCAACAGTAGCATATTAGGTCCAGGTGGATTGTTGGATGCAGCCGGAGGCGTTGTCAAAGATTTACAGGATGGAAATATTTTGAAGGCTATCAGAGATGCAGGTACTGCATATGGTACTGCTAAAAATTCAAATCTAAAACAAACTCTTAAAACAGAATTGAAGGGAATGTTAGCGCCATCAAGAGGCGGTTTTGGTAGCCCAGTAAGCACAAACAGAAATATATTGTTTGATATTCCCGATCGATCAGTAACTCCTTATTTCATTGGCACGGCAGGTTCACCTACTATCAGCAACCCTCCTACTCCAAATGCAGTATCAGCAACGCCTACCGCAGGCACACAGGTAAGAAAGTAAAATGGCATTAATATCTTCACAACAAGAATCAATAGATAGAACAGTAAAAATTTTTGATAATTTTTATAACATTAATCTATCTGTTCCTACTAATCAATATGATGTAGTGCGTAGTTATTTTTCAGGTGTTTGTAGTGATCAACGAACCGCTGACAACTTCACCGCGTTTTTCTTTAGAGTGGCACAAGAGTCGGGTATCGACGCACTTGAACTATTAGAAAATATCAAAGGCATTAATAACAAAGTTGAACTTAATCAAACAATGGCTTACTACATGAACAGTTTTAAAAGTAAAGTTAGTTTGTATGGCGTAGCAGTTGTACCTAAACCTGTATTTCCTGTTGCGAGAAATGTAGTTCTATGATATGGCAAACTTTGCTCAAGGTAAATATCAAGTAAAAAATAAACAGAAGTATGTAGGCAAAAGCGTGCCTAAATATCGCAGTGGCTGGGAACTAACTTTTATGATGTTCTGCGATAACCATGATAGTGTCATACAATGGGCTAGTGAAGCGATACAGATACCATATCGTAATCCGTTGACAGGTAAACAAACTGTTTATATACCTGACTTTTTCGTTGTCTATCAGGATAAGTTAGGAAATCAAAAAGCAGAAATCGTAGAGATAAAGCCAAAAAAACAAAGTCTAATTGAAAGCAAGGTAGCCAGTGCTAAAGACAGAGCTACGGTAGCAGTCAATCACGCAAAATGGGCTGCTGCTATGGCCTATAGCAAAAGGGTAGGATGTACTTTTAGGGTCATCACAGAAGATGATTTGTTTTATAAGGGCAAACGCAAATAAATAGTCGATGACTAAGAAACTAGAAGAATTATTTAATCTTGCTAGCAGCGAAGAACCTGAACTTGAACTGCCACCTGAGACTAAAGAAGTCACCGAGACTGCATTAAACAACCTTGAGAAGATTGAAAACGCATTACCTCAAGTGCGTGGACTTGAGACCGCAGATATAGAGATAGATCAATTGGCTGATCTAGCACAGAATAGTTATAAAGACTTGATGGATCTAGGTATGCAGGTCGACAGCCGCTTTAGCAGCGAGATTTTCAATGTAGCAGGTACTATGCTAGGACATGCTATAACTGCTAAAACAGCCAAAGTTAGCAAGAAACTCAAGATGATTGAGTTGCAGTTAAAGAAGGCTGCGTTAGATCAGAAGCAAAGTAGCAAAGACAAGGAGATCGAAGCCACTCCTATAGGACAAGGTAAAGCATTGGATCGCAATGAGATACTTAAGGCACTCCTAGACAAAAACAGTGATAAATGATAAATATTAGATACGGGAAAAATAGATATGAAGAGCCTAAAACAATATATAGCAGAAAGCGTACATCTATATGATGTCACAATTAAAATAGCTGGTGAAGTTGATAAAAACTTCCTAGATATGTTCATTTTCAATCTAAAGAAATTTGATCCTGCTGGTCCTATCACACCTAAGACACTTCCAATACAAAAAGATGTATATGGTTTCCCCGGCATTAAAAACGAACCTGTCACTGTATTGAAGTGCAAGTTCCGCTATCCATGCACTGAGCCAATGGTTCAGCAGTTAGCACAATTATTAGGTTACAATCTAAATTATGTTCGTTTAGTTGACAGCAAGTATGATGATAGCATCAACCGTGAACAGGCTGAATATGCTAATCAGATGGAACCTAATAATAAAGATTTCGATAAGATCAGCGGTGCAGAGCAAGCAAATAAAGATTACAGCGATTCATATCTAAGCAGCATCAAAGAGCAAAGCAAAGAAAGCAAGATCATGATTCCATATGCTGCTAAAGAAACACCTGATGCGTTCGATCCGTTCAAGCCATACTTGGACGACAAATCAATGGGCGACAAGAGTCCTATGACAAATATCAAGCGTCCAGAAAAGCCTAAGACAGGCGCAATGGCTTAAGGAGACGAACATGGACTTTAGAAAATTTTTAGAAATGGTGGCTGAAGAGTCAACTAAGAAAGAAGACGAGAAGGCAGAGAAAGCCGGCAAGAAGGTTACCAAAGAGATCGAAGCCGACGATAAGAAAGACAGAAAAGAAAAGAAGAAGTCTTTAAAAGATTGGTTCGAAGCTATCGACAAGAATATTGTAAACGAAGCAGAGCAATTAACAATCGAACCTGCCAAGCAGTCAACACAAGTTATCAAGAAGGGTAATGAAGTTATTGGCTCAGTAAGCAATCCTGCATTAGCAGCAACTATAAAGAGTGCTATAGGCAAGGGTGAGATGAGTCTAGCAGGCGATGATCTAAAAGAAGAACAACCAATGATGGAGAAGGCACCTCCTGGTATGGAAGATGTCGTATTGTCATTGAAGAAAAAATTCCCAGGTGAAGAAAGCCGTGCATATGAAATCGCTTGGAGCATGTATAACAAGAAACACGGCAAGAACGAAGCAGCAGAAGATAATCCTGACTCAGCGATGCTTGATGAAAAGTGGGCAGGTGATGCTAAAGTAAAATCAACTGGTCAATATAAAGATAAGACTGTTGAAGAATTGAAATCTATGCTTGCTAAATTAAAGAAGTCTGGACCGCATAAAGCAGATAGTCCAGAAGCAAAGAAACAACATCAAATCAATTTTGCATTGCGTGCCAAAGGCGGCTGGAAAAAGGGCGAAGGCGCAGCATTGAAAGAAGTTGATCAGCCGACAATCGATAATATGTCAGCAAAAGGCGCTGGATTAGGCAGAGGTCGTAATCCAGATGTACTAGAAACTAAACAGGTGAATGAATCTATGAATACATTAGAAGCAGCCTATCACGAAGGCAAAGCACACGGATTAAGCAAGCATGGTTATTCATGCCGCTACAATGAAGGTACTGAAGAACACAAGCGTTATCATGACGGCTTTAAAGAAGGTCTTGATGAGTGCTATGGTCTACAACCAAATCGCGGATTAGTAGTCAGCGAAGTAGAATCACAAAGCGATATCGTTGACGATATGGCAAGTTATGGTGCTGATGAAGGAGCATTAGGTGAGATGGATAAGACAGCCTATATGCAGCATAAAGCAAAGACTACAGCAGGTGATACATTCAATGCATTCGGTCAGACTTTCAAAGATAAAGATGTACTAGAGACAGATGCATTTGCATTTGAATCATTAGACAAGCAATTGAATGACTTGTTGAATGAAGGTCTAAGCGTCAACATGTCACAGGGTCTAGGTGGTCCAGGTGGACAGATGGAAGACACTGTAAGCGTAACAGCACAGGGTGATGATGCTGGTAAATTATTAGCATTCATCAAACAAGTTGGCTTAGGTGGATTAGGGGCAGATAAGCCTGAAATGATTCCTGGCGAGCCAGTAGTAGCAGTAGCAAGTGATTACGGCGCTCCTAAGTTTGGTGGCTATGATAGCGAACCAAAGAGCATGATGGATCTAATGAAAGTAATGTCAGGCGGAGATGATTACAAGGACGAAGAACACGGTCATGACCATGCAGAAGAGCAAACATGTAATGAATGCGGCATGGTAGAAGCAAAATGCGGCTGTGATGAAAAAAAAGAAATGGTAGATGAAGTTCAAACTCCAGATCAACTTGAAGCAGATTCAGTAAGTGAAGATGACGGCGAAGGCTATGAGCAGGGTCAGGAAGCAGCAGCACAGATCGATGCATCATTGGCAGCAAGCGGTGCATCTAAAGGTGGAGCCACTAATGAAGACGGTATGGAAAGCAGCCCACTAGCAGCAGGTGCTGTAGTAGCAGCAGATGCAGACGAGGAGCAAGAGAAGGCAATGGCTGAATCAAGTTTTTTAAGCCTTTATAAGAAGATCGCTATGATCGCTGAAGAGTCAACTAAGAAAGAAGATGAAAAGGCAGAGAATGCAGGCGAAGAAGTCACTAAGGACATCGAAGCAGACGATAAGAAAGACAAAGAAGAAAAGAAAGACAAAGAAGAAAAGAAAGAAAAGAAACTTGACGAATGGGCTAATGACGCAGGCAAAGATGGCACACAGCAGTCATTTGAGCGTGACATTGAGTTTATGACTAAGGTCATAGCAGGCGGATTAAACAAGCCTAAGTCAACTGGTCAGCAGACTATCCCTGTACTTGCAGGCGATAAAGAGCGTACTGGTGATGAAGACATGGCAGAGTACAAGAGATTAGCAGGTCTAGGTCAGTAATAAAGCAATCAAATGCTTGAGAAAATACCCGGTCACACGCCGGGTATTTTTTTGGTTATAGCCTTTTCCCCAAAACGATAAATACATTATAAAGGCGAGTTAGTTCATGGCACAACAAATTATAGATTTTGGTAGCTTTCCTGATGATCCAGATGCAGATCCGATCAGATCGGCGTTTCAGAAAACCCAAGAAAATTTTACTGATCTTTATAGATTAACGACTAGTACCGGCGTATTATCTATCAACAGAACCAAGCAGCCCGGTATAAGCGTTAATAGCAGCACTGGCAATGTATTAATCTCGGCAGATTTTTCCAGATTAAATGTACAAACTACTAGTTTAGAAGTAGGCTTGACACCAAACAGTCTTGGCTATGCCACTACTGTAAACAATGCTATACAGACATTGTATATTGATTTAAGAGATAACTCATATATCTCTAACAGTTTAGTTGTAGGTAATCCTAACACTGCACCAAATGTGATGATCGGTGCTGTCCCAAACACAAGCATGGGACTAGGTGACATCACAGCCAATGGAACTATAACAGGTAACATCATAGTAGGCAATCTTGCTAACATAGCAGGCAATGTCAATGTTACTGGTAATGTAAACATAACAAGAAATCTATTTGCTAACAACGGCAACTTCACTACTAATGTAAGCGTCGGCGCGAATCTTTCAGCAAATAATGCAACGGTAACAAATAATGTTCAGGCTAATAATATCACACTGACTAGTAATGTTAGCGCAAATAATGTAAATGTAACAGGTGCAGTATACACTTATGACCTAAGTGCAACAGGCTTTGCATCACTAACAACTGTGAGCGTAGCAGGTAATCTCACAGTAAATAGTCATACCTCAGCAAACACCGCAAACTTTGCAGGTAATGTGCGTATCGCCAACACTATTCCAAGTGCTGGGATATTTACTGATAATTTATATTATGCTAACGGTCAACCTTGGGATCTACAAGAAGCAGCCGGTAGCAATTACGAAGTACAATA